AGCATAACCGTTGCCTGCTTTATCTACCTCTGGCTTCCAAAAGCGATCATCATCCGAGCGACCTTGGGTAGCATCATTAAGCTTGTTAAGCTCTGTATTAAGCTTATCAAATTGATTTTGACGGGACTTCTTAAGTTGACCAAAATCTATTGCCATATTTTTCTCCATATTAGCGATGTATTACGTTGTATTATTGGATAAAAAACGATTAATTACTATTTGCTTCATTTTACTTCTATCATACTCAAAGAATTGCTTATATTTGTGACACTTTAAGTATATCTGAGGCCATAATATATTTTCTTCAATTTTTTTATTCCACTGCCTGAAACAACCCACTAAGTCATCTAGTATGATTAATGTCTCTATGCTAATATCTTTTCGTAGATAGAGCTTTAATGCATATGGATGCTGTCCGTTTCCAACAACAAAATTATCGTTAAATTCATCTTTAAGTTTATCTAACTCTTCCTTAAAAACATACGATAATGATTCTCTGGTGCGTAAAAACTGTCTATAGCATTTTTCAGATTCATTGTTTTGAACGAGATCTCCGACCCATCCGTCTCCGTTATAAACAAAGTTGGAAACGAGAAACTCGACAATGTCTTTGCGCTTTGAAAGCTTATGAAAGAAGTATTTGTCAGCTCGTTTTTCAAATGTTTTACGGGATGCTCTTGTTCTTCCATTGTATTTAAAGTAATCATAGTATTTGGTTGTAAAATGGCTTTTTAATGCAATATAAACCTTATATGCTTCAAATGCGTCCATTCTTAAAAAACAAGCTTTGCTGTCTAATATATCGTTCATTCATTGTAGACACAGCGCGTAAATTTTGCAAGGTATAGGGCATAGATTCGAATCCATTTTTCTCCATTACATTTAACCAATAATCTGCGTGCTGACAATTAACATGATGGTGACCTGGTTGATTGGGTAGCGCATGCGTCATAAGAACATACTTGCATTGTTTAAATACATCAATAAAATTTTGCATGTATTGCTCTCTTACATGCTCTACAAACTCTACAGACCAGGCTAGATCATAAGTCTTGTCAAGCTTGTAAGGTCCCGTGGTAAAATCATGAATAGCTATTCTAGATGCAACTACTTCTGGGTACTTAATAGTAAAATCACCATCGATACCTATAACATCTTCAATACCCTCATTTAAACAGCATTTAATCATACCACCAGGGCCGCACCCAATATCTACAACAGATTTAATTTCTAGGGAGTCAATCAAATAACGAATTGCACCTTGGTCTATGTGGGTTTCATTTTCATGGCCCCCTAGGTGACTTGGCAAAGTACTCATATAGGAAGCTTCCTTGATTTAGGTAAAAAATTTAACTCTTCAGCATTATCTTGTATTTTTGCTTTAAGCTTAGAACTGCCTTTAATAAGAGATGCGGCAGTTTCTATTTCAATATTATTTTCTTCGCAGTATAAAATTACTGCGTCTAAGTGATTAATACATTTTTCAGCTGACATCTTGTCTATTGCTAAAAGAAACTCTGTAGGTGATTTAATTACAGTAAAAAATGTATTGTCTATCATTTAAAAACTACCAAACAAAGCAATACTACTTGAACAAAAAAGCCTAGGGAATTAACAACAACACTAAAGATCTCTTTTTGTGCGATAGACTTAATAAGCATTACAAAAAGCCCTGCAAATAGAAACAAAAAGATATCAACTGTAGGCACACGATCACTTATTGAGGTAACGGATGCCATAAAGGTAGGGAGCGTGGCAAAATGTAGTAGGAGAATAGTACAAATATTAAACGATTCTGATGTAAATTGCTGAATGAATTTAATGGTACTATTAGCTGCTGTCTCGAAGAATTTATTCATTTCCATTTTTACCTATAAAAAATATGATGACCTATTTTAGCAACCTGCACTTTATTTTTTTAAAGCTTTTCAAGCCTTAAATTGACTTAAGTGTAATTTCTGCTTGATCGTAACCAAAAAAGTTAGCTTTCCAATTGTTCTGTGCTATACCCTTTAAGCCTAGCCACTTATCTTTTTCTTTAAGCAAGACGTCTGTGGCGTGATTCCAATCTGTTGAAAGTACAAACCGTTCAAATTTATACTTCATTTCTAAAAATTCTTCGTAGTTGTCTGTGTCATGTTCTACATGTATGACTTCAATTATTTTGTTCGAATCTATATCCATATAGTCCAAACTGAAGTCTAGTCCCCACTTTTTCTTACAACTTATTAGATAGTTAAGTTGGGGGAGAGATTTACTATACCTGTAAAGCTGAATTAGAGCGTCATCTTGAAAATCACATCTATGAAGAATCATACTATGATCAATATGAAAAAAATCTTCCTTATCTAATCTGAACCATGGTTCTTGCCAACATGTATGATAAAGACATCCTGCGCCTATTTTATTTTGAAACCCAGAAGCGCTATAATAGCGCTGTTCCAGAGGGGTTAATTCAAACCCGTCTTTATCAAAGTACTCAACGCTTTCTCTGCCTAAGTGTTTTGCATTGATTGTACGTGTGCAGGATGGGGCCCTGCACACCTCTATGTCTAATACTGTAAACAATTATATAACTAAACCCGGTTTATAAACGGTTTTACCACCTTCAGACACAGCAGTCAAACACTGCTTTCTTTGAGGACCCTTCTGCTTCAAGCTAACATGAACCCAACCTGATGCGGGAATGCCAGGCTTATAAAACTCAAGAATAAGTTGATCAAACTCGAAATGGTCTTTAATAAATTTTGCAAGATCTGGGTTCGACATGCCAGGACATTCTAAATCGGCGGCTTCTCCTAAACAATGCTGGCTTGTTGCAACACCGCCTACAGCCTTATTTAATTCAGGGCCTCTATAGCCGGAATTGATAGTAATAGGTCTATTCAACTTTTCTCTAAGAGGTTGAATAATATTTGTTACTAGATGCTTAAGGTTTTCTAGATGCTTTCCAGAGGGGGTATTATCAATACCCAGTCTGTCACCTGCCTGACTCTTAGTGAATTCAGCAAGGGAAAAGTTCTTAGAAAGTTGCAAGTTCATTTCTTAAACATATCCATCAATTTATTTTTTAAATTAACAGCCCACGAAGGTTGAGGGATACCCCACCCAATAAATGCACCTACTAACCCCCAGAAAATTGCTTCTAACATCTTTAATCTCCTTATAAAGGATAGTTGATTCTGTTGCCAAGTTCAACTATCAAAACTCCGACTAAGCTGTTTTAGGCAGCAAGAGCCATAGTGTAATCGCTATCGTTTGCGTTTACTATTTTTGCTTCTACGGCCGAGTTGTCTCAACCTACGGCTTTCGCATTGCCGTGCTGTCCATATCCGTACTCGTTTGCCCTGTCGAAACCCAGACACCCCCATCATAAGCATTCTTAAGTGTGTTTATGGTGGAGGTGGCGAGAATCGAACTCGCATCCAGAACACCTTTCCTTATATTTCATACAGCAATACCAACTATCTATATTTATATTTTGTCGCCTCTTCACTACCACCTGTGGCATTACCTTTGGAGTAACTGTGGGCGCCAACACCGGCCAACACACCATCTTTGACCACTAAGTACTCATTGCGAATGGGGCGGTGTTCAAAATAACATTCCAATACTTCTCGCACACCTGCCGCATAACGAGTCTGAGCACTCAAACTGGTTCCAGAAATATGTGGAGTCATGCCATGATTTGGCATGGTGCGCCATGGATGGTTTTGGGGTGCTGGTTGTGGAAACCAGACATCTCCTGCGTATCCTGCTAAATGACCACTTTCTAAAGCTCGGGCGATCGCATCACGATCACAGATTTTACCTCGGGCAGTATTGACAATGTAACTGCCTCGTTTCATTTTTGCTATCATTTCTTCATTAAACAAGTGTTCAGTTTCTGGATGTAACGGACAATTGATCGTAACAATGTCGACTGCCTCGACCAGACTTTCTACACTATCATGCCAGGTCAAGCTCAATTCTTGTTCTACCCGTGTCGGCAAACGATGACGAT